CTCTATCACTGTTGAACGTCCAGTTCTATATGTTAATTCCACACAGTTTGGAGCAGGCATTAGAGAGGGGCAAAACCAAATAGTTCGACAAATACTCGAACAAATTAAACTAGCAAACGGAGAGTAGAAATGAGTGAAGATACACTGATAGAAGATGCACCTGTAGAAGCGCAAGCTGAAGCAGTAACAAATGATAATATTACAGCAGCAGCTGATAAGATGAACAATCCAGACGTAGAAGCAGAACGTCCAGAGTGGTTAAAAGAAAAATACACCAGTGTTGATGATCAAGCTAAGGCTTATTCAGAATTAGAAAAGAAGTTTGGTGGCTTTACAGGCGCACCCGATGAATATGAACTGAGCTTACCAGAAGAAGTAGAAGGTGAGTTTGACATGGAAGATCCTCGAATGTCTTGGTTTCAAGAAGCGGCTAAAGAGTCGAATATGTCACAAGATACTTTTACTCAACTGTTGCATGGCTGGGTAGAACACGAAGCTCAAGCCACAGAGTTTGATCGTGAGAGTGAAATTAAGTCTTTGGGTAATAACGCTCAAGGTCGATTAAAAGACTTGGCTGATTGGGGTAGTGCCAACTTAGACCAAGAACAATACGAAGGCTTTAAAGCACTAGCATCATCAGCAATGGGTGTGGGTGTATTAGAAGCATTGGTGGGTAAAACCAGAGAGGGTTCAATCCCACGTTCTAATTCAACGGTACAAACAGGGGAAACACCAGAGAGCTTGCAAAAACTCATTGCTAATCCTGAATATCAAACCAGTGTGGACTTTAGAAAAAATGTAGAACGTAAATTTAAAGAATACTACGGCTAATTAGGGGTCACAGCCTAATCGGGGTTCCTTACTCTCCTCAAGTTTAGTTTTCCTCGTTAGTTATAAAAAAGTGCGTCAGCCAGTACGATAACTGGCACTTATTAAAACCCTTGACAAATACTATCAATTAGATAATAATAGTAGTCAAGTTACAAATGGACACCTTCTATTTAAGAAGCCCAGATCGAAGTAACACGATCTGCCCCGCAAGGGATACCAGAACACAAGGTATGTTTTTTAAATAATAGGAGGACGTAATGTCTAAAAATTTAACAAGTGGCGCTCAACAACAATTTGACGCTGAAGTAAAGCAAGCTTTTCAAACAGCTGGTTCTTTACGAGACACCGTTACTATCCGCAATAGCGTGGTTGGTGACATTTATAAGTTCCGCAAAATGGGTAAAGGCCTAGCAAATCAAAAGCCATCTCAAGCGGACGTAACCCCAATGGATGTAACTCACAGCTTAATCAGCTGCACACTAGGTAACTGGAATGCACCTGAGTACACTGACATCTTTGATCAAGCCGAAGTCAACTTTGATGAGAAGTCTGAATTATCTGCAACTATCGCTGGTGCGTTAGGTCGTAGATTAGATCAGTTAATCATTGATGCTCTTGCAGCAGAAGCTTCACCAGCAGGCACGATTGCTCATGGTTCAACTGGCATGACGTTAGGTAAAGTTATTACTGCATCTAAGAACCTTAACGATAAAGGCGTACCGTCAGGTGATCGTCACATCGCTGTTAGTGCTGATGGTCTTGAGGATATGCTTAACTTATCCACAGCAACCAGTGCTGATTACGTCAGTGTCAAGTCATTAATGTCTGGCGACATTGATACTTACATGGGCTTCAAGTGGCACATCATTGAGACTCGCTCAGAAGGTGGCTTACCGTATGCTTCTTCAACATGGGAAGGTTTTGCATGGCACAAGTCAGCAATCGGTATGGCTATCGGCATCGACATCAAGACGGAAGTCAATTATGTAGCACAAAAAACATCTTGGCTATGTAATGGTGTAATGAAAGCAGGTGCAGTTTCCAGAGATGGTGACGGTATCGTTTCTGTTTCTTACCAATAATAGGAGAATAATATGGCATATTCACATCCAAACTTACAGCGTGTCGGCCCTAGTAATTCTGACTCGCCTACTTTCTGGACTTACTCAACTACTGACACAGCAGCAACATTGAATACCGCAAGTTATTTTGATGATGCTTCTGATGATTTGACTGCTGGTGATTTAATCTATGCGATTACTTCAACTAGTGGAACGACTGTCGCTGCCTTGTATTACGTCTTAACGAACGCCTCTGGTGTTGTTGATGTAAATGATGGCACGGTGTTAGCAGCTACTGATACTGACTAAGAGTTAGACAAAGTTGAACTTAGCGGTGGGTAACTGCCGCTATTTTATAAAGGGGTACAAATGGCAACTGATATTTCAATGTGTTCCAATGCGTTACTGCTAATCGGACATGACACAATATCCGCATTCACCGATCCAGGTGCAGGGGCTAAAGTAGCTTCCAACTTATACACCACAACCTATGAGAATTTATTAACGCTACATCGTTGGCGTTTCGCTTCGGCTAAATCATCTTTATCAAAATTAACCGCAACACCATTGAATGAGTGGACAAATGCTTTTTCTTTACCCAGTGGTTATTTAACAGCGATTAAGGTTTACCCAAACACAGACTTTGAGATCTATGAAAACAAACTGTATGCCAATACAGCAACAATAGAACTCGACTATATTTTTAAACCAGACGAATCAAGACTACCGGCTTACTTTGTTAAGTTGATGGAATTTCACCTGGCTACACAATTTTCAATCCCAGTGACTGATAACTCTACGAAAGCAGAGGAATATCGCACTATGTATGAAGATCAATTAAGACGATCTAAGTATGTTGATTCACAAGCAAGGCCAAATGATTCTATTTTAGACTCACCTTTTACTGAGGTTCGATAATGCCTAGAGTATTAAGCTTGCAGACTAACTTCAATTCGGGGATGTTAGATCCTCGCTTGGCGGCACGTACTGATATCAAGCATTACTATCAAGGCGCAGCTTCAGCGATTAATGTTGTATCAACACCACAAGGCGGACTCAAGAGACGACCAGGCTTTGCTTACGTGGATGATATTGGAGAGTCAGCACGACTCGCTGCCTTTGCCTTTAATGTTGAACAAACCTATTTGATGGTGTTTACCAACAACAACATTGAGGTGTTTAAGGATGGTGTGTCACAAGCCAATGTAACAACAACCTACACTTCGGCACAACTGTTTGAATTGCAGTGGACGCAATCAGCCGACACCATGATTATTGTCCATGAAGATCATGCACCGGCTAAACTGGTTCGTGGTGGCTCACACACGTCTTGGACTTTATCAACCATTACTTTATCCAACATTCCACAGTTTGATTATGGCTCTGGCGCTGTTGATGTATGGTCATCTGCTAAAGGCTGGCCTAAGAGTGTTACCTTCCATGAGGGTCGAATGTGGTTTGGTGGCTCTAAGTCTCGTCCTCAAACCATGTGGGGATCTAAAGTATCAGACTTCTATAACTTTGCCATAGGCACTGGCCTTGATGATGAATTAGTGGACATTACTCTGGACACGGATCAAGTAAACGCTATTACGGCTATATTCCCAGGCCGACATTTACAAGTGTTTACAACAGGTGGTGAATTTATGATGCCAGACAGTCCGATCACGCCTTCTAAGAGTGCAGTAAAACGACAAACACTATACGGATCATCCACAATTCCACCTAAATCTATTGATGGTGCGACTATCTTTATGGATAGAACCGGTAAGTCCTTACGAGAGTTTTTATTCACTTACACAGAAGATGCTTATACGGCTGGCACAACTTCGATTGTAGCATCTAATTTGCTTAATTCACCTGTTGATATGGATGTGTTAAGAGGAACGACTACAGACGATTCTAATTACGTTTATATCGTCAATGCAGATGGCACTATGGCGGTGTTTAATACACTGAGAAATCAAGAAGTATCTGGCTGGACTAAATGGACTACAGCAGGCACAGTAGAGTCCGTCTGTACGGTAGTGGATGAAGTGTACTTGTTGGTTAAAAGAACAATTAACAGTGCCACAAAATACTATCTTGAGAGTTTAAATGTTAATACTTTCATGGATGCTAACAAGTATCAGACCATCACCCCAAGCGCCACAATAACAGGACTGGCTCATCTTAACGATGAAGAATGTCGAGTAGTGGCTGATGATGCAGTGATGCCGAATGCCACCCCCAGCTCTGGCTCCATTACTTTATCAAGAACAGCGACAACAATAGAAGTGGGTTTGGACTATGATATTGAAATTAAAACAATGCCAATTAACCAGGACTTCCAAGATGGGCCGACTCTGGTTCGTAAGAAAAGAATTGTTAAAGTGGTGGCTGACGTGTATGAGTCACTAGGTTTGTTTG